GTTGAGGCCCAAGAGTCTCTAGCGGTCAAAGAGGTGCAAGAGCCTCTAGTGGTCGAAGAGGTGCAAGAGCCTCTAGTGGTCGAAGAGGTGCAAGAACTTTTGGCGGTTGAAGAGGTGCAAGAACCAGCGCCTAAACGCCAAAAGACAACTCGCACAAAGCGGGCGAAAACGGTAGTCAATACCGAAGGGACTGAATCTAACTAATGGATGCTTTTGTTGATTTCACTTTTTATTCCACTACATTCTTGGGCGACCGTTTAGAGGACGACACCAGTTTTCCTCGCCGGGCGCTTAGGGCAAGTGAATTAGTGAACCAACGAACCTTTGGGCGTGCGGCACCCATTATTTTGGCTGATGACCCTGCGGCTGATGTTGAACTTATCAAGTTTGCAACTTGTGCGGTTATGGACCAAATGGCGATCGCCTCACAAGTTGAAGGCACCCCCGCGATCAAAAGTGAACGAGTTGGAAACTACTCAGTAACCTATGCCGATGGGTCGTTTCAATCTGACCCTGAACGGTACTTGGTTGCTATGGCCACTTATCTGGGCCCAACTGGTCTACTTTATGGCGGTTTCTATGCGGACGAATAGTGATATAACTCTGTACTCCAGGAGCATAGTTGCAGGCGCAGAATCTTGGGCTAGGTCGGTCATTGCGGATGTTGCTTGGGAAGACCGTCGGGCGGCAACCGCGAGACTTGGCGCAGTTTTGCAAGGGGATACCATTGCAATTTATATCCCAGAGGAAAGGGGTGCGGTTGTGAATATTGGTGACACGGTTGTCAAAGGGCAAGTGACTGATATTATCGGCCCTACCTTTACACTGACTGACTTGAAGGCAAAATATCCAAATCGAACTTGTGTGGTTCGGAGTGTTGACACGATGGACCAGGGTTCGGAGCGGATGCACCACCTTCAGATTGGAGCAAACTGATGCCAAGCACCCCACCGAGAATAGATCCTCCGCGCAGTTCCGGAACTCCCGGCCGGGCTCGCTTAGCATGGGATACAATGTTTGTACCGAAGTGGACTCGACGGTATACTTTTGGTCAAGCATTTGTGGACACAGAGGTGTTGAGGTTATCGGAACCTTACACCCCGATGGACACTGGAATGATGATAAAATCAGGCCAACTGGGCACTGAAATTGGGAGCGGTCTGGTTCAATGGATTGCACCTTACTCTCGAAGGCAGTATTATAGTCCCAGAGCACCCGGCTCACAAACTGGACCGTTACGCGGGCCATTCTGGTTTGAGCGGATGAAGGCGACTTATAAGAAACAAATTATCGAGGGTGCTCGCAGATTGGCAGGAGGCGGATAATGAGTATGATTTCAGCAGTCAAAACTTATTTGGCTAGTTACACCGGCTTGAAGTCAGGAGCGCCGATTTTCATCGACCAACTTGACCCAAAAAACCCAAACTATGCTATAATATCTTTGGCAGGCGATAGGGTGCTGGAACGGTACTTAGATGGTTCAAGTGTGCGCCAGTTTGTATTCGCAGTCCGAAGTATGGAAAGTACTGCTGATGAACTTGAGCGAATCGAAACTTCAGGATTTTACGAGGCACTTGCGGACTGGTTTGAGTCTCAGACCGACCTTGGAGTGCTTCCGACTCTAGCAAGTGGCAAAACCTGCACCGCCTTGCGCGCGGAAGGTTGGGCCTATCTTTATGAGACCAGCCAGTCTAGCACTGGTATCTATCAAATCCAGTGCATACTGGAATACGAACAGGAGGCATAACCATGGGAACTTCAGTGAAACGAAGTGAATTTGCAACATTTTTGAATGTAGGTACGATCGCGGTCCCGGATTATAAATTGGTAGGTGATGGAATCACGACCGCTGCGGTCAATTACAACCCGCAGACCTCGGAAGAGACCTACATCCACCAGGATTCGGGCACCACAGAGATTGAAAGTTATCGACCGACCATGCCTATTGAGGCAGTTGCCAAGGCCGGCGATGAGGTATTTGATTTTGTTGACGCTCTGCGCCAGTCCCGTGCAGTTTTGGATGAAGCCAAAACCAGCGTAGTTTTGGTCTACCTGTACGAGACCGAGACCACAGGCAGTTGGCCCGCTGAAAAGCAAGATGTTTCGATTCAGATCGATACGTTCGGCGGAGACGGTGGCGGCAAGGCAAAGATCAATTACACCATCAACTTCTTGGGCGATCCGATTGTGGGCAGTTTCGCAGTTGCTACAGCGGTCTTCACCCCGACCCCCTAATCTCTAATCATAGAACTATAGCCCGCCGGACCAATACTCCGGCGGGCATTTGAGGGCAAAATTTATGGATAGCATCCGAATTGATGATGGAACCAAGCGGGTTGCAATAAATAATGACCCCAACCGGGTTATTGTGTTCAATCCCAACGATATTTTATTTGCTGAAAAATTTTATAAATTGGTTCAGGAACTTGAGGCCGACCAGGTGGGTTACCGTGCCAGAGCCGCTGAACTGGACAATAATAAAGCAGTAAATGAGGCCGGGGTGCCAGACAATGTTCCTGGTGGAATAGCGTTCATCAAAGAAGTATGCGCCTCATTGCGGGCCAAGATTGATAACTTATTTGGTAACGGCACCTCCCAAACGGTTTTCGGCGACGTGCAATCTCTGAATATGTTCGAGCAGTTTTTCACCGGTATCACTCCATTTATTGAGGATGCCAGGCAGGAGAAACTGGAAAAGTATACGCCGAAGCGCCGATCGAAAACACTAAAATAAGGAGGCAAATTTCATGAACGAATTATATGAACTAAAGGCGGCCTTAGTTGCCGCACTTGACAACTTTTTGGGCGCCTTATTGAGTTTTGTTGCTGCTGGGGTACCGCTTCCGCCACAAGACCCGATTCCTGCGCCTGTGCCTCCGGTCAGTCCTGCACCCGCTCCAACTTACAAGGTGCGGGTAAAAAACGATCAAAAGGTGTTGCTCAATGTTTTCACCAATCGAGACAAAGAGGGCAAACCCATTATGTTTATCTGGCATGACGAAGACGGGCAACCGGCTAGATTCGATGAAGGTACGATCTTTACTGTATTGACCACAGCAATTATTGCCACTGGGGGTTCGAAGTGGTGGGAATTGAGCGCTAGGCCCGGCATGTTTATTGAGGCCGTGAAGTGCATAAAAATAGGATAGCATGTCAAATGTGCTGATTGACGACCTGCCGGATTCCGTGGAAATAGGGGGCGAAGTTTATCCAATATACACGGACTTCCGGCCGGCGCTTCGGGTTATTTTGGCCTTTGAGGACCCTGACTTAGCAGAGATTGAAAAGCATGGAATACTGCTAGCAAATCTTTACGAAACGGTTCCGAACAATTACGCCGAAGCCCTCCGCATGGGTATGAAGTTTTTGAACTGTGGAGAAACTAATAGCGCAGAGGAAAGCGGGCCAAGACTGTACAGTTTCAGTCAGGATGCCCGCTTTATATTTTCGGCGTTTCAACAGACTCATGGAATTGACCTGGAAACTGCAGACATGCACTGGTGGAAGTTCAGCGCTCTTTTTATGGACCTTGGTTCAGAGACTACTTTTTGCCAAATGGTTAGTCTCCGAAAGAGGGTGCTGACCGGAAAAGCAACAAAAGAAGAACGTCAGGTATATTCTGAAATTCGTGATATAATTGAACTAGACCAAACAGGTAGTAAATCGCTGGAAGACCGAGAGTTGGAAGCGAAGTTTTTGAACCTAGTCAAGGAGAAAAAGAATGGTAGACACAGAAGTGAATGAGGCAATAATGGCCGAGTTACTACACCAACCAGAAGTGAAAAAGTCCGTTCTGAGGATGACTGCCAAGGAACTGGAGTTCTTCAAAACGCTCCTGGTGAAGCAGGGAATTTATGCCCGGTTTGTCCGGGAACGAGCTAAAACCGCAGAAAATTCTGCGGAGTTGCCCAAAAAGTGAGGCTCCCAGAAGGCCCACGTGGAGCACTACGGTGAAAAGAGTATAAACATATAGGCCCTTTCAAATTTGGTCCACAGGCAACAGGATTCACCGGATTATTAGTTATTTTGGGCACAATATCAATACAACTACTGTACTAGTCTTTTTTGGCACCTTTTCATCCCGGGGGGTGCAAAAATAGAAATTTGTAGCAGTTTCTGCTGGAGGTTATCATGGCACTTGGCTACGATGGAAGTATCAGAATTGATACAAAAATGGACACTCGCGGGTTCAATTCCGGAATCCGGACAATGCTCGCCAGTGTTACAAAACTAGGTGCGGCACTCGGTCTTGTATTTGGAGTGGCTGCGCTTATGCGTTTTGGCCGGACTGCTGTGAATGAGGCGGGTCAACTCGCTTCTGCCTTGATCGGGTTAGAGTCGGTGGTTACTGGCACCGGAAAATCATTTGAACGTGCGCAGAGTTTTATTCAAGACTTTATTGCTGATGGGTTGGTGCCAGTTACCAATGCAGTTGCGGCGTACAAAAATTTGGCACTCCGCGGGTATGACACAAGTCAGATAGAAACTACCTTGATTGCCCTCAAAGATTCTGCAGCGTTTGGCCGGCAGGCGTCTTTGACTTTGGGCGACGCGGTGCAAACTGCTTCTGAGGGTCTGAAAAATGAAAACTCAATTCTGGTCGACAATGCCGGCGTGACCAAAAATGTCGCCAAGATGTGGTTGGATTACGCAAAGTCAATCGGCACCTCCGTTCAGTCTTTGACCAAGCAACAGAAAATTCAGGCAGAGGTGAATGGTATCCTTGAAGAAACTCGGTTCCAGACCGGGGATGCTGCCAAACTAACCGGCTCTTATAGCGGCCAAGTTTCGGCGTTGGGTGTTTCATTTTACAACTTCCGAGTGGCGTTTGGAAACGCACTCATTCCGGTGCTGACCAAAGTCATCCCGCTGATTCGTACCATTGTAGATAACCTAACTGTGATGATGAACCAATTCGCCCAGTTCATGAGTGTACTGTTTGGGATTCAGCAAGGGGTGCAGAATGTGGCGGGGAGCACCCAAGATGCTGTCGATTCCACCGGCGATTTGGCCGAAGCAACCCAAGACGCAGACAAAGCGGCAGAGGGTGCTTTGGCTACTTTCGATGAGTTGAATGTATTGCAAAAACCCAAAGAAGAGGGTGGACTAGCAGAGCAAATTTCTACCACTCCGGCGGTTGACGTTGTGCCGCCCGAAGTAGTGAACCCAGAAATTCTTGCGAAGGTGCAAGCGTTCAAGGACAAACTGCTAGAACTTCTCGGCCCGGCGATCGAAGCATTTGATCGATTGAAAGAATCTCTCGCACCCCTTGGCCAGACTATTTGGGAAGGTTTGCAATGGGCGTGGGAAAATATCCTCGTACCGTTCGGCACCTGGGTTTTGAACGAAGCATTCCCAACGTTCCTTGATTTGATCGGGAGTGCTGGAGGAGTTTTGAACGAAGTGCTTCTTGCCTTGAAGCCGCTTGGTCTTTGGCTATGGAATGAGTTTTTGAAGCCGCTTGCTGACTGGACCGGCGAGAAGATTATTGAAGCACTCAAGTGGTTGAAGGAGCGGTTGGATGACATTGCCGCTTGGATTCGGGACAACCAGAAATTGGTGGAGACCATAACAATTATCATCGGAGCCTTTGCGATCGCATGGCTTTTGGTTACGGGAGCCGTGGCGCTGTGGACCGCGATCGGAACAATTGCTGCGGCAGTTACAACCGCCTTTGGTGTAGCAGTGGCATTTTTGACCAGCCCCATCGGAATTGTAATCCTGATAATTGGCGCCCTAATTGCGATCATAATTTTGCTAGTCAGAAATTGGGACTGGGTAAAAGAGACCGCCGGAAAGGTGTGGGATTGGATTGTAGAAAAGTGGAACGGTGCCGGAATCTGGTTCAAAACACACATCACTGACCCGATCAAAAAGTGGTTTACCGACTTATGGGACCGGGTGAAATTGCTGGCCCAAGATACTTGGAGCAAGGTTGTCGATGCCTGGAAGGGTGCCGGGGAATGGTTCAAGACAAAAATAACGGACCCCATCAAAGGGTTCTTCACAGGGTTATGGGACGGGGCCAAAAATAAAGCCGCAGAGGTTTGGTTAGCAGTCACAAATATTTGGGGTGCGGCAGGTGCCTGGTTCACAGAGCATGTGACTGACCCCATCAAGAATATTTTTGGTGGAGCACTCGACTGGGTAGCAGACAAATGGCAAACAGTCTTCGATGGTGTTGGAGACTTTGTGAAAAGCGCCATAAACGCCCTAATTTCGCTGCTGAATGGAATGCTAAGTGCAATAACCACCGGAATCAATGCAGTCATCGGGGTGTTGAATAACCTTTCAATAAGAATCCCCGATTGGGTGCCGATCTTTGGCGGGCAGACTTGGGGTGTAAATTTGCCCTATGTCAGCACCCCTTATATTCCATACTTGGCGAGTGGCGCAGTGATTCCGCCGAACTCTCAGTTTTTGGCGATGCTTGGGGACCAGACCAGCGGAAGAAATATTGAAGCACCTGAGGGCCTTATTCGTCAAATTTTACAAGATGAGTTAGGCAAAATGCAAGCGGATATCCGCATCGAGTTTGGCGGAAGTCTGGGCGCTCTGGTGCGTGAACTTCAACCAATCTTGGCGCGCGAAGATGTGCGGATTGGCAAGAACCTGATTTCGGGGAGCCGAGTATGATTATAATTGATGGGACTACTTTCGATGTGCCAGTCATGACCATTTCTCGCCGGGCAGACTTTTTGGATAAGTACGCAGAGCGAACCGAAGACGGGGTGCTGCACCGCGAATTGATTGGGGTGTATTTCAACTACCAAATTCAGTTCGGTAGCACAACGGATGTAGAAGAGTATGCGGCACTTTGGGATAAACTCACAGAACCCGAGGAGTTTCATTCTGTGGAGGTGCCAGGTGCTGGGGCTTTTCAAGCATACTTCAGCAACGTAGGCGATGTGCTCCGCAAGGATAAAAATGCCAGCACCTTCTGGAAGTCATTGACCGTAAACTTTATTGCTCAGAGCCCAACAAGGAGTTAGCATGCCACGAACTTCACCAAAGGTACAATTTGGATTGTACGCAATAGAATTGAAACAGGCAAGCACCCCTTCGTCTACTTCTGACCTTCAGCCATTTTCAAAGGTGGAAGATCTGAAAACTGGGAATGTAACTGTATTGCCTTACGCAACTTGGGAGCCAGATTTTTGGCTGCTTGATGGGCGGTATAAATTTCTACCTGCCGACAATGATATAATTCATGTTGGTCTAATGAGTTTAGACATGAGTGATTCAGCCGGCGATTTTAGCACCCCCATTGTGCTGACCATTGATTTTGGTCAAGATTACACTACGGACGGGGTGCAGTTTCGATTTGGGACTTACAGCGGAGACTTTTGCACAGAAATGGATTTGGTGTGGAAGGACCGCGAAGGCGGAACTATTTTATCTGCCACCTATTATCCTGATGACACTCAATTTTCAATCTCTCAATCCGTGGTAGATTTTCAGCAATTGGTTATAACGTTCAAATCGACAAATCGGGCGTATCGGTATCTCAGAGTTACCGGGTTAGATTTTGGCGAATTGGTAACGTTCCAAGGGACTGACATAAAAGAGGCCAGTGTGATTGAAGAACTCGACCAGTTGTCCAGTCAACTTAGAATAGACACGCTAAGTTTGAAATTATTCTCAAGTGATTTGGCCTTCAATATGCTGAACCCAACCGGGTACTACTCGGTATTTGCAGAGCGCCAACCTTTGGCAGTTTATGAAACTGTGGATAATATGGACGTTTTCATCGGGCAATTTTTCCTCGACACTTGGCAGAACACAAGCGATACCGAGTTGGAATTTTACGCCACCGATTTTATTGGTTTGATGGACTCCATGACTTATCGCGGAAACTTATGGGAAGAGCCCGGTACTAATTTAGAGACGGTGCTTGAAGAACTGCTTGGCACTGTGAATATTCCGTATGAACTTGACGCCACTCTTTACGGTACAAAAATCGTTGGTTGGTTGCCGGTCAGCACCGTCAGGGAAGCACTTCAGCAGATTGCCTTTGCAGTGGGTGCCTCGGTAAGTTGTGCAAGAAGTTGGGCAGTGAAGATCTACACGACCAAGATTGCCCGAGATACTACCCCAACTTACACAATAACTCGAGACCAGAAGGGTGCCGAACAAGCCCTTCGCATGAAACCGCAAGTTGCTGGGGTAGAGGTTACCGGTCACAATTATAGGGAATCCGCCACAGTCCGCACCCTCTTTGATGGGACTCTGGCCGTGGGGGTGCATGAACTGAGGTTTTCCGAGCCGTATTTCGATTTCGTTCTGACTGGCACCGGTTCAATTACGGAAAGTGGCCCAAACTATGTTATAATTACTGTAGCAACCGCTGGAGCTCATTCGCTGACTGGTAAGGAGTATAAAGATATTACACAACGACTTCGAATGGATAACCCTGATGTATCAGGTGCAGTTCGGCCGATCATGGAGATTGATACCGCTACCCTAGTTTGGTGGGGCAATATGACCGCCACAACCCAGCGGGTATATAATTATGTGACGCAAAGGCACCTGCAAAAAGCCAAATTATATGCGCCAACCATTCAAGTTGGGGATGCTGTGTACATTGATACACTTTATGACAGCCAAATCAAGGCGGTCATTGAAAAGATGGAGACCGACCTGACAGGCGGAATGGTCTCCAAGATTGAGGCGACTGGAGTATATTATGACCCGTTGGCGTGAACCAGTTTATGACCGAACAGCCACAGACGTGGCGAATAGGGTGGCAAAGGCCTTCTTCAATGTTACCGACTGGCTGAGGGTCTATGAAAACACTATTCAAGACCAAGGGGTGCTGAACGCCCTTATGGCCCAAGAGGTTGTACTTACCGACCTAGCGAATCCAACAATATATCAGTTGGTGGATGTGGATGAAATAAACTCCTTGGTGGCAAATATTGATTTGCTGCGAGAGTACACTGCTGTGAATATTTCCACCGGGCTTATTCCGCTACCCCACGATTACTTGGCTGGGCCAGGGGCAACCGCACCCTCTTATTTGACAGTGAATGATTGGGAGCAAGACCTGTTGTTGATTCGAGAAATTTTGGTAAGGTATGCCGACTATCGAATCAGTTGCGGAGTTGCGGCTTGTGGACAACTCAGGTTTTGGCAGAGTCGGTTCCAAAACTGGATGGAATATATTCAAGATGACCCAACGCCCGCTCAGTCCGCCCGAACAGGAATTGCGGTCAGCGGTGCGAGATTGCTAGATAATAATTTCTTCAGGAGGTATTCTATATGACCGTATACGTTCCAATCACATGGGAAAACGAGGTGCCTAACTCGACCCCAATAAAATATTCTATCACTGGGGATTCTGAAGGCGTGATTTCGGCCAGCGCTCAAATCGCCCAAGTAACCCCAGTCACTGCCGGCACTCCTGTGAATGCGGCCAATTTGAATCACATTGAACAGGGAATTTCGGATGTACAAGATCGAGTGGCGGCGCTTGAAATTTTGGGCAAATGGCCATTTGAAAATTACATCTACCAACCCACTGACTGGGATGGGGACTCCAAGGCAGTTGGCACTTATGTTCTAAATGTTGCCACAGTTTTCGGGGTGCCTTCCACAACCAAAGCGATTTTATTTTGGGTGTCGGGCACCTGGTCTACGGCCAGCAATGGAAACTTGTTATCGCTCGGTTATGATGTAGCGGTGCCAAATATTTTGGTTCGCGGGATTGTGGCCAACATGGACCACGATCGCAATGGAATAGTTCCGGTCAAATCAAACGGCACAATCTGGGTGAATGTTGCCGGGAATGCCGCCCTAGTTCAACTGAAGTGCTTGGGATACGCACTCTAAGGAGATATAAATGGCAAAGATATATACAAAATCAACCTGGGTGGACGAGGTGCTGGCAGCAAGTCCGCGGTATGATATTTTGGATTCGGTCGGTGCCCCCGTTGTGGAAGATGCGCAAATTGACCTGGCAACTTCTGTAGTGACTCCCGGCACTGCGCTGAGTGCCGCGATCATGAATAATATTGAAAATGGTCTTGATGCGATCGATACTAAGTTGGATAATGTAACGGCAGTCCGCCAAGATTTTGCCGGTACTATGCGGGTAACCTCCAATAATGACCCAACTGCAGGTGCAGGACTAGAACTAAGTTATTCAAATCCCGATGCTTATATTATGGCCATTGATCGAACTGGAGCCGCTTATAAGGTTATTTCAATAATGGGCGATGCTATCAAACTTTACGCAGATGGGGCCCATGTTTTGACCGCGGATAATGGGGATGTGTTTACGGTTCCCTGGACTGATTACTCTGCCTTGTCAACAATAACCGGATGGTCAAGTTTTACCGCAAAGAAAATATGGTATAAAAAGGTCGGCCGACTTGTATTTGTTGAATTTGACATCAGAGGAACAAGCAATAACGCTTCAAGTAGTTTTACGTTGCCTTTCTCATCTAATGGTTCTAAAGGCGCCTTTTCTGTGATTATCGCACAAGATAATTCCGGGGCTTTTGTGGCTGGTGCGGTGAACTTACCAGAGTCTAGCACAACTGGAATATTATTCAGTGTACCCAATAGCAATGTGTGGACAGCAAGCGGTACAAAATCAGCCCTAGGTCAATTTTTCTACGAGACTGCTGCATAAGCATATAGTTTATAACCTAACCAAATCCGGCACCTCTTCGCAGGGGTGCCGGACTTTTTATTATTCAAGTTTGTGGTCTACAAAATTTTTCTGCAGTACAAACCGTGCCAAGTTCCGGTCTGACTTTGTATCATACGCATCGGCGATCGCGCGCGCATCAATTCCATGCGCCTCCATGATTTTCAAAAGCACCCCTTGAAAAGCAAGAATATCTGCAAACTCAAGTGCCAGCAAAGTCAGATCAACGGACTTTTTGGCGGTCAACCATGGTTTCCAGTTCAACTCATTCATGAACTCAGTCAGTTCAACGATCATTGCCAGAATGTAACTCCGAACAAATTCCGGTTCTGCCCAGTCCGCCAGTTCCTGTGGACCATCAGGTGACTTGCTGCTGACAAACCCCTGAGTTTTCCTAAGCACCTCCAACCCCTCTGCCAGTCTTGTTATGTTTTCATCGCTCAATAACTTACCCATCTTATGCCTCCCAAAAATCGTTCACTTTTGCTTCGACCCGGACGGTGCCATTCATGACTTCGTGCATTCCAAAAACCATCGCATCCGAAAGTTCTTTGGAGTACTCAATTGCCTCGTTGTCCGGAACTATACTGACTAACTCGTCATGGATTGGTGCTCCAAGGTATCTCTCAACCAGACCGCGCTTGTCCGCTTCAATGATGGACTTCTTCAACCCGACCGCTGCGGTTCCTTGAATCATTGTATTCAGGATAGTACTCGCCCGTTTTGTCTGACCGAACAGCACTCGCCTAAGACCGTTGGGGAGCCGGACGATAACCACTCGCTGATTTTGCGCCATGTACTGTGCCTTCGACCGCATCTTTGCCAGCCCTTGATAGGTGGTGAAGAAGGTGCGCTCCATCCCAATCGCTTCGGAAAAACTCATGTCTCCACCGCTTACTTTTGCATGCTTATAAAGGGTGCTAGCAGTCCCATCAAAGAGAAGCGCGAATGTGAGTGCTTTGGCGCGCCTTCGTTGGTGGGTTGAAATATCATCCACTGGCAGTCCATAAACTGAACTCGCCACCGCCCGGTGCACGTCTGAACTTTCTAAGTCCGCAATCAATTGGGAATCATGCGCCAACTCAGCGGCAATCCGCACCTCAATCTGGGAGAAGTCCGCCATAACCACTTTGTACCCGGAAAGGTGCCCAACAATCTTGCGAGCGTCCTTTGGCCATTGCTGAATATTTGGGTCGGAGCAAGTGAACCGACTTGTATCGGCTGAGCACTGCCAATATTTTGGGTGGATATACCCGTTTGTGATGTGTTTTGCAATCCAATCTTCGCTGTACATTTTCAAGCGCTGTGCTGGATTTTTGTACTCTAAGATCTTCCCAGCGAGTGCAGAAACGGCAGGGGGTGCTTTGTGGTCAAGATACACATCCATCAGCACCTCCCGGGAACTGCCTTTGATGCGGTACTCAAGCATCCGCCAGAACGCCTCAACAATTTGCTTCGGGGAGTTCAAATTCAGTGGACCAAGTGCCGCAAAAATTTCTGCTTCGGCAGCGTCTGCCAGCAGTTTTTGCTCGGCGGTCCATGCTCTGAGTATTTCTACATTGATTGGCAATCCGTTGATAGTCATCGAAGCAACTGAAGGCATGAGTTCCATTTCCATAAGGAGTGCTTCAGTTTGGCCGGTCTCATCCGCAATTTGCTGCTGGGCATACATAAGGGCTGGTAAACTGATTACATCACTTGCTGCATAAATGATTTGCTCTGGGCTCAATTCATGCGCACCCCAGTGACCGTGCTCAATGTCCTTATCAATTTCAAGCCCGAGTTTCCGGCGGACGGAGTTCCGAAGCGATACCGAGATATTCCGCCGGCCATTGCTTGTGACTACAGTCTCCCCAACAAGAGTGTCATAATATTTTGACTTCCGCCACTGCACCCCGTGGGTGTGGATGAAGGGGATATCGAAACTTACAAGGTTGTGCCCGACAAAGGTTTTGCCTTGCTTGAATAGTTCCAGAATAGGTTCGGGGATTATCCCATCGATTGCCTGAACTACTCCGAGGGTGTTGGTCTCATTGCCGTAAAATTGCATCAAGGCGATGTTATTCCGCCACGGCGAAAAGCCGGTTGTTTCTGTGTCAAATCCAATTAGTGAGTCGTGCTCGAGTTTCCGGACAATTTCTGCCGGATTCATCAGCACTTCAACTCCGTTTACATGTGCCATTATTCACCTCTTTTGATGTATATCCATGTTGGTACAAAGAAGTCCATAATTCGCATTTCTGCTATGTCTGGAACCGCCTCCATAGTCGCCCGGCACCTCTTCTCTGCTTCATTAGAGTCTACACACTCTAAGGGGATATTGGAGACCCAATTTGTAGATAAGGAGTACCGGATTTGCACTTCGATTTGCATAATGAAATTGCACCCCCACCGCCTGATATTTCTTCAATGCTGGCGGGAGTGCAAACTCCAGTCTCTTAGATTAGTTGGCCTGCCCAAACGCGCGGGCAAACTCAAGCACTTCTTCATCAACCTTGGTGGGCATGACGGTTGGAATGTAGTAGGAACCACGACCGCCTTGCTGGTTGGTGGACTTCAGAACTACACCGAAGTTTCCAAGTCCGCGCTGGGCAGTCACAGTATTCAAGGTTTTGCCGGCAGTAATACCAGACCGCTTGAACTCCAAGATCGCGGGGGTGCCCAGTTCAATGACATAAACCACATAAGAGTAGATGAAGGTGCATTTGGGCGGTTTGCGCTTGCCCTTGGTATCCTCACTCCATTGGTTCATTGGGCAATCTGCACAAACACCACCGGGCGCACCAACTCCTGCCAGACCATCATTGGAAATGCAGAGTTTGGTGAAGTCTTCATCGGTCAACTCGCGCCGGCGACCGAACAGAAGAGGAACGATCGTATATTCAACTGCGGCTTCATACCCAGTCACCAGCCACTGACCAGCGACCGCCGTACCTTCTTGCACTGCCTTGGAAAGGCCCTGCATCAGTTGGAGGCGAGGCATATAAATATCCTCTTGCGTGACTTCCATTTTGCCGGAATAGATCGATAAGCCGACATTGGAGGCCTCTTCAGGCACCTCATTTTCAGGGGTGCTACCATCAGTCATTGCATCAAATTCAAGTTGTTTCGCCATAGTATTGCTCCTTATAAGTTAGGTTGGATAAAAGTCAGTTAGCCGGATAGTTTTAGGGTGCCCTCCGGCAGGAGCACACAAAAGGAGTGCAGAAATTCTAGATCATACCCACCTCCAAATTATGCGCCAAAAGCCAAACGCCAATCGATCATTTTATGAAACCCAGTCGCCAGTCGCAGGATTGAAAGACCAACCACTGGTTTTTGCCCAATGGCGGGGTGCTGTGCTGGCGGTCATGCTCATATACACACAAACAAAAATCCAGTAGGGGTGACATTGAAATGGTTGGGAAGCGTGTTCAAGGTTCCAACGACCAATCCCAACAATCTTACCCTGCGAAAACTTCCAAGCCGCATGACAAGCCAACTGCCATGGTTTCATTTCATTGGTATGCAGAGGTTCCCAAACTTTGTCACAGGGTTCAACCAATTGGATGGATTCATAGTATGCTTCCATCTCTGCATCAGGCCCATCCCCGTGCGCCGCAACGAACTCGTTCCATTGGGCTTCTTCCGCTGCTTGCCGATCAAACTTATCGATTGTATTCATTCTAAACTCCTTGTGCGAAGGACCGCTTGATTTGGGTCTCCAGCACCCCCTCAAGGTTACTGTCGGTCAGCCCGGGAGTTTGCCGGTGCCGTTGCTCGCTCAATAACTCTTGTGCTGAAGTTTTGATTATGAAATAATTATACTCAGCAATTCAAATTTTGGGAGCGTGCCAAAAGTCACATGTTTTATATGACATTTGTCACACCTCAAGTTCTTGCACCTTTGCTTCAGAAATATAGGCCAACTCCAATCCCTTCTCCATTGATTGCTCAACGTGAGCAAGAGTCTCTAGTCTAATCCATTCGAACCCGTACCGGACTGATGGGCATAACCAATAAATTCCACTGCCGCGCCAGTCCACCCGAAACTCACGAAATAATTTGATTGACTCCATAATTCTACTCCAACTTGCTCAAATTTGTACCTGGTCAAACTGCACATAATCCTGCGCTTACAACTTGTGCAGTTTGCACGGGGTGCTAGAGTGCCCCAAAAAGAGCCTCTTCAGATAATTCTATATTTGACCACACCACTTGGTTACGCACCCGCTGTGCTTCGGCGGCAGGTTGCTCTAAAATTTTGCCGACCCGGTGCCCAAATTTATTTGAAGTCATGATGTAACGGAATCCGTTATCCTTCATCCAATTGGTGAAGGCATGGTATAAAACCTGCCGGGCAACTGTAGCGCCGGGCTTCTTTGTAATGTGCTCATCCAAAAATTGGCGAATAACGTCGTTTTCATCCCGGTAGTCACTCACTGCCTTTTCAATTTCTTCGGGTGCTTCGAGTGAATGAGTTTTCCAATACTCTTGAAAACCCCGAACCATCCACGCCAGAATACCCTCTGATTCCGCCTCTAACTTTTCATCGACTATATGGCGCGGAAGTTGAAGTTCCTTCGGAATGGCACGGTTGAATGGGATAAGTTTTATCCGCCGCCAAATTGCATTGGAGTCTCCATAGATCGCAGGTTTGTCATTGGTTCGCAACCAAAGTTTGAACTCCGGCTGGTAGGAAAACGGATCTTTATAGTAGTATTTGGCTTCTATCGTATCTCCACCGGTCAACTGCTTGATTAGCGCCTCAGAAAACCGAGAATTTTCACTCGCCTCGCTCATGGAGACCATTCGAATCCCGGCAACTTGTGCGAGACTGGACAGCACCGTCAAATCTCTGGCACCGGTTGTAATCATGGTTGGGTCAACTGTTTTAGCGTAACTATTGCCCAGCACCCTCTGGATTGCTTCCATTATAGTGGACTTTCCATTTGAACCCGCTTCACCCCAAGCAACAAAAAGACAGGACGCATCCACCGAACCCGAAATAGAATATCCCAACGCTCTTTGCATGAACCCGATCAAGGCAGAATTATCCTCAAGCGCAAGTTGAAGGGTGTTTTCCCAAAACGGGCATTTTGCGTCTGGATTGTAATTATACGGCACCATCTTGGTCAAAAAGTCATCCTTGCTATGGGGCCTAAGTTCACCGGTTATCATATCGAGGGTACCATTCTTGAAGTTCAAAAGAAACCGAGTCTGCGGACCATCCACAATCTCTGACTCCTGGAAAATGTATTTGGTGCTAGCGTTCAGCGCCGACTCGATGCGTGACTGGTTCCGGGAACTGGCGGTTAGTTTGTGAAGTTTATAACCTACCTCTCGAGTTGAAGCGTCCTCAATCAGCTCCATGGCATACTTCATCAAGTCTTCCAGCACCCCAACCATCAGCAATTGGGTGCGGAGACCGTCCTTGTCGGGTGCCCAGAATTTGCCGTTCCAATAATGAAACCCTCGCCCTTCCACAAAGATTAGGTTTTCCCCATGGACGTGAAGAAGTCTCATTGCATTGGCAGTGTCATCAAAAAGCATTCCACCTACCAACGGGTTTTTGGTCAGTGCCTGTTTCTTCTCTCGTTTTGCTTCCGCTCGTTTATAGGCACTGTTTACAGTCTTCTGAATTTCAGAGTCATCAAATTCTGTGTACCCAAGTTCATCCATCCAGTCCCGCATCATTTTGAAAATCTGGTCTTCGGTCAAATCATCCTTCAGGGCCAATTTGTAGGCGTTTCCAAATATTGCATCATTCCGCCCACCATCTTCAATATGCTCGCCAACTTTTGGAATGTTAGACCACTCATCCTTGACCGTGTCGAGATTCAGGCCAGTGATGAGCCACTTGGGCGCTTCAGCCACTTTTGTTTCCCAAGGTGCCAGACCCTTCTCCCAATAGTACTCGTTTTGGGTGGCTGCATGGATTGAACCTGGCACCACAACTTGACCCCCCTCCCCTCTTACGTCTATTCCTTTATAACCAGTTTTGACGTTCCTTACAATAAAGTCTTTTGGAAACTTGAAATAATAATGCCGACCCCCCGAACCAGTTACGCAAACGGGGGTGCGGGGGAGGACACGATTATTCAAAAGTTCTGTTAGACTGACTTCACCCTCAGGCGGGTCAATGTCCATAACCCAAACATTTGACAGCATTCCAGTGACCAACCCCCAATTTGCATCCGGGTAACTAGTGAACCAATTCTGTACTTTTCTATTTTCTGAACTAGCCAAGTCAGTCCAGTTTTTGAGCACCGGCATTTTACCCCGATTGTGCTCAGAAACACCTTCGTCATTCCAAGCCGAAAGTGGGTGAAGTCGAAACCCCAGTTCGGCAAGTTTCAACAGTCCTGCAAGTTTATCGGTCATAAAATCTCCTTTAGAGGCGGGTAAGTGAACCTTATTCTATGCTGAATCGATCGATTTGGGAACGTGACAAAAGTCACTCCTTCGGGGTGCCAAAAGTCATGCTGCTGCACCCTTGAAATGATTATACCACAAATCCGCTAGAAACGCTAGAAACGAGTCATTTTTGTATAATTATACGCAAAGTCAATTTTCCTAGGAAAGTTAGGTATATTTGGTTCATTTCGCGATTTCTAGCGCGTTTTTGGGCCTAAAAACTACGGGGTGCTTAGTGGCGGCAGAATTTCCTGCGGCCCCATGGGGGTGTTTCCTTCTCGCCATCTTGCTCCCTTCTATTATATACACTTCGGCGGCACCCCGGAACAGTGCTGGATGTGACATTTGACTGAAAACAATATGACTTTTGTCACGCTCCCAAGTTCGGGGTTATTCAGTATAATTATTTCATAATCAAGTTCCACCTAACCACGCACCCCTCCGGTGCAAAAGGAGTCTTAGAAATGGACCGCAAACCAACCCACATCATCGTACTGGACCTCAACAAAGTCCGCTGGTTGACCCCCAACCAAGTACACCTAACCAATGTGTTCCCCTACACTCCGGAGAATCTGAAGTTCTTCGATGATAACCAAGTGCCTTATTGGCTGGGTTACTACAACGTGTTCACCAAACAATTCGATCGAACTTCCGACTAATTCAGACCGGGCACTCTCAGAAATGGGGGTGCCCAACTGGAGACCAGCATGAAGAAATACAATGAAGGCGATTATTTTGGAAGAGTTGGGGACTACACCGGAATTGTGTACCTCAATGGCAAGTGGGTGAAATATGAGTGCGGTCCTTGCATGCGAGCCCATGGTCTTCTCGGTCGCCGGTTGAATAATGGCGATAACCCCAAACTGAATGCAATGTTCAATAGCCGGAAGTTTGAGTACCGGCATAATCCAGTGCTCCACAACGAGTGGTTGGCCGCTGGAAAAACTTCAAGGAGAAACTAAAATGGCAATGACTGACACAGAACGAGCCGCCCTAGTGGTCCAAGCAAAAATAATTTTGAACTTGCTCGGCATGGCGGAAGCAGAGTTGGCGCTGGCAAGGGGTGCGGGAAACCAAACCGTTGCCGGTCAACTAAAGCGGACACAAATAGCCCTAAATATCGAACTGGCGGAGATTGCGCGCCAACTTGACGCAGACTGAACCGAACCGGCACCCTCAGAAATGGGGGTGCCAAACTCAAACACAAAGGACACTAAAATGAACTCACGTAGACTTGGCCTCACTATACTTTTCATAATTTTTGAACTGACTCTTTCCGCACTTTCCAAACTCCCATCTTACCAACCCCTTTCAATTTTTGAGTGGGTGCAGTTGGGACTTGCCGCTTCGGTGGGTGGTAGAGCAATTGCTTATATGGACATTGGGGAGTTTGGCCGCTGGCCGTTTGTGAAAAGTGTTCCGCACTCTTCCGGGGCTGGTGAAGACAACGAACCCAAACACTCCGGATTTTTGTCTGCATTTGAAGATCTTATCTGCTGCCCAATTTGTGCCGGACTGTGGGTCGCCTTGGTACTTAGGGTTGCATTCCAATTAGCCCCCGACTTCGGCACCCTCTCAATTTCTATCTTATCAATTGGTGGAGTTGCCTGGTTTTTGACCCGAACCACTGAATTGATAGAATGGGGTGCTAGACTGACTCGCGAACAGACCGGTGCAATGAATTTTCAGAACAAGCAAAGGGGTGACAAACGTCACATGAAATAAGTGACATTTGTCAGCTCCACTCCAGAACAGTTCCGGGTATAATTAGTACATAATCAAGTTCAAGAATAATTCGACTGGAGACTGAATAATGAAAAACCTTGCTGGAAATAACGCTCTTGCTCAACTCATCCGCCGGCATATTGCTGACGATCAAAATGTACTGACCGGCTCTGTGGAAGTTTACCAAATCAATTTCGGTCGCCGCACCCCTACCAACCAAGATGAGTATGAGGTGCTTGCGAGAGTGGGCGGTCTGACCCGAACCTTCTTATTCGATGATTGCTTCAATAAAATCTGCCGATAATACTTGCCTGGTGGACCTCAAGTGAAATGCCGAGAGTCCAATATCTTCCGTAACGAGCGGAATAACTCGTGAAGTCTGGGCACCCCACGCTCGCAGCCGGTGTGAGGCCGGTGCAAAGAGCCCAGACCGTGCCGGTGTGAATCCGGTATAAAACTAGCCGCCCAGCATGGGCAAGGAGAAATTGAAATGACTATACGCACCCCGATCTATACTTGTAATGAAGTTACTTATGAAGCCCGCCAAGAAGCCCTGGACCGTGTGGCTGAAGATGTGAATAAGCACCTTGGGACTACCCTAACCCGCAACGATTTTTACTACGCGAACTTCTCCTGGTTGGTTGCAATCCGAGTCACTCTGGTGCTTGGTCAACCTCACATCTATATGGCATCGATCGCCGGCACTTTAGGCGATGAAGGCAAGCCCATCAAAAATTTGGAATATGGCACAGTCACTCTGACAATCCCCGGAGTCACGGGTGCTTATCTTCAGCAGTATACCCCAAAGCATGCGCCTGTCCACGATCTTCTTCCGAACGAGTCTTGGGTGGCATTTGCTGACCGGTTGAGTGAAACCCGCCGGGAAGATGTATACCGCTGGTTTGTGGCAAAAAGGCACGACATGGTCTTCCTGTAGGAATTGCATGACAAATGTCATAGGAATCCTGTGGCATTTGTCAGCTCCATTCCCCGGCGCTCTTCGATATAATTATTTCATAATCAAGTTCGGCACCCCGCCGGACAAAAACAATAGTCGCCCAGCATGGGCAAGGAGAATTTGAAATGTCAGCGAATATTTTTGGCGAGAGATTTTTGGGCAAGCGTGAACCGGCGTGGCACGGTCTCGGTCAAGTTTTCACCGAAGCAATGACCGCTGTAGATGCAACCAAGTTGGCTGGTCTGGATTATGAAGTTAGCAAGGTGCCGATGATTGCAAAGATCGAAACTCCCTTTGGCACCCAACTTCAAGAGATTGCCGGCAAAGCACTCCTGATGCGCGAGCCGACCGCCGATGACCCTGAGTACCGTTATTTCGGACAGGCGACCCCAGATTATGGAGTAGTTCAGAATACTGAATTGGCAACCGCTCTGGATATTCTGACCGATGACTACCCAGTGGAAACTGTGGGCGCCATCGATTTTGGCAAGACTGTTTTCTACTCATTGGATGCGGGCAAAGTGGAAGTGCACGGCGAAGAAGTGCACCAGTATTTCCTAGTAACCGATACAAAAGATGGTGGCACGTCCCTGAAAATCGCCTTCACCCCAGTTCGCGTGGTTTGCCAGAATACTCTGACCGCCGGACTGAAGCAAGCAGTTGTTTCCGCGGCACTCCGTCACGATGCAAATGTTGGAGTGACTCTTGGGCAGCGGGTGCAGTTGGTCAAGGCACTTCAGAATGCTCAGACCAGCACCCTGCACCTTTTCGAGCGGTTGGCTGAGACAGCAATCACAGCGGAAGATTTATGGTTCGTGTTAGAGCAAACCTACCCCATGCCCAACCGCCCGGCGAAAATGAAGTTGCTGGACAACTTGGAAGAGGACGACATTGTGGCGATCGGCATGCTTTACGATGAAGCCACCTCCGCCAGCCAAACTTGGGAATATTATTGCAACCGGCAGCGTGGATTCCAATCAGCCGCCTATGGTCTGTACACAAAAATTTCCGATGAGTACCCCGCGATTGCCGGAACTGCTTGGGCACTTTGGAATGCGGTTGTGGAAAGTGCGGACTACCGGAACGGCGCCGAGTCAGTGCCAGCAAGCACCTTATTCGGGCCAAGAATGCACGAAAAACGGCGCGCCTTCAAGGCAGCACTGAGTCTAGTAAAATAGTTGAAAAGGAGACCGGCACAAAGGGGGTGCCGGTCAACTACTCATTATGCCAGACGGTCGGGAGCACTCAGCAATCACTACCTTACTAATCATCGAATCTGCACCTCTTTTGTACGCTTTTTTGCCAGACGTAATTTTGCCGGTGCTGGTCGGGGAGGCCATAACTTTTCTGGTCAACCCGGATTTGGATGTAGACAACGGGTCAATTTCGATGAAGTTTATCCAAAATATACTGGGCCCTATTGGTGCAGGAATTTGGAAACTCTATTGGAGACCCTACGCAATACTCATGCCCCACCGAACTTTTCTCTCGCACTTCCCGGTGGTTAGCACCTTCATAAGATTTTTGTATATTGGTTGGCCTATATGGCTGACTTGGCCCGATTTGATTTGGCCGACCGGATTTTGGGTTTTGGCGGGTGCAAGTGCCTCCGACTTCCACCACTGGTTCATCGACATGGCGAGTAAAAAGTTCTGAAGAAACCTCTGCGGAATTGACCGCTGCCGGCAAAAACAGCGGTGAAGGGGCCAAAAAGGACTAGTATGATGGTTGTACTGATATTGTGCCAAAAAGAACTAGTGACCTGGTGGTTCTGGGAGCCAAATTGATATAATTCAACTGAGCCTATATATTCATACTCTTTTCCCCGTAGCGTTGAACCTGGGGCTTCTGGGAGGCTCGATTTTTGGGCAAGTTCGCAGAAAACTCTGCGGAATTTGCCAGACAACTTGGGAGTAAAATGAAAACCTGCAGAAAATGCAAGACGTCAAAAACCCCGGCGGAGTTTCCAAAAAACTCACGATCGCGGGATGGATTAGATGGACTGTGCAAGGAGTGCTGGAAGTTGAGGAAAAAGACAAAGAGCACCTTCAATGGTAAGGATAGAAAACCGGTGCCGATGGAAGAAGTCGAAGCACCCCTGAAGTGGGTAGAGATTGCCCAGAATACTGAGGTTGTAAAGATTTCGAATATTCTGGATGGACCAAATGGACCGGTATTCCAATATTCAGGCAGTGTGGCAAATGCCCTGAAAAGGTGCGCCGAACGTCACAATGAGACCCCGAGCAAAGTTTGGCAGTGGAACCATGTTATAATTATTCCAGTCAGCAAAGACGGTCTAGAATTTTGGAGAAGGAGTCAATAATGGAAACTAAGTTGCATTGGGTTATTGAAGACAAAGTGGGCAGTGGCTACCCGAGTTTGGTCTCAGAAATTGTTGGGGTTGGGCAGTCGTTAGATAGTCGCGTTGGAAACACGTTTGAGGTGCTTGGCGCCCAAGTCCGGTTCCCTGCCGGAGCAATGTTTCAACGGCCCGGAATGGCACGGAAGTTGGGATGGGTGGAATTGCTGGAGGTGCTTGCCGGAAGTTTCCAACCTGCCTTATATCGATTAGCCGCCCCAAAACTCCGGTGGGCGTACACAATTCAACAAGCATACGGAATTAGGTTGGCCACTCAGTTCCCGCTAGTCGCTGAACAGTTGCGGGCTAATCCCGCCAGCCGGCGAGCACTTTTGTACATTGGCCAGCCGGGCGACGGGCGGGAAGAAGAAAAGCCGTGTGTTTCTTTGCTTCAATTTTTGGGTCGTCGCGGGCGACTTGACATGATCGCAACGGTCCGAAGTTGGGATGCAATTTCTGGGTTTGTATATGATACAATGGTTATGGGGGCAATAGTTCAGGCAATGGCGGAGGTGCTTGGTCTGGAGCCCGGCACCGTT